CCCTAGTAAGGGCCTTCCGTCCTTCGTTTTATAACATCAGTTAAGGAGTGGTACATAATGCAACCTACAATGAATGAAAAGCTGGCTGCTTTGCAAAAGCAAATCGATCAGCTAAATATAGCTGTTTCGAAGCTTACGCAAGTAGTTTGGCGTGTTCAGGTTATGGGAACTTTCCTATACTCTGAATCACACCCAGCTGACTTCAGTGTAGCGCCTTCGCATCTCCGTGCTAATAAGCTAGGAGTTAATACGAAGGTTGGGCAGGTCCTTCTCAGCGGTTTCCCTAAAATTGGTCCGGATGATCTGTATAACCAAGTGTTATCAGTGACTCCGAATTTATGATTAGGGTCGTTGTGTCGGCTCTGGTGTTGCTATTATGTGACCTCCTTAACGCTGCGATCCATAAGAAGATTGCGATGCGTATAAAACAGTTCTGGAAAAGGTAACTCGCATGTACAATAGAGTACGAGAATATATCCACACGGTCCCGGTTGCCGAGAATTGGAATGAGTTAAATCAAACTATACGTGAAGGTTCAGAAGGTATATGTACTGCATTCAACAGTACAGTTATCTCCAAGAAACACGTCGAGTTTGATCTCAAGTACAATTCAGGATTAATCGAAGACTGTGGACGAACAACAGTACACCCGACTTTTCCCAATGGGAAACGTCAGAAGAGAAAACGTGCCTATGAGACTACAAGTCACATAGACATGGCCGGGACTAACTGTGTAAAAGCAGCTAAGCCATGCCATCATACCAAACGTGAAATTCTCGCCAGTAATGGCGATACTATTGCGTATGGGTATACGGATAACTCTTCAGGTGGTGCATGTGATCTCATACATACTATTGAGGGCGAGGCGACCCCGGCTGCCTTAGTTGCTAGGATCCATGGACCCGGCTACATTTCATCAGTTTTTGATGGTGTGGCCGATCTAAATCCAAACGACTTTGGCAGTCCGGATTGGTTTGCGCTATCTGCGAAGTTTAATGAGGCTACTGATAGCCTAATGCCCTCTTCTTTCTTTGCGGGAGAAGCTTTTGCGGAAGGTTCCATTTATATGGATGCCGTCCGCTTAGTAATCCAGCCCAGAAAGTCGATTACACATTTTATTAAAAATGTGTTCAAGGACAGACTTCACAAGAAGAATCTTGGGGAAATATCTGCGCATTACGGTAAGCTTATTCGTAAGCCTATTCGTGATCGTTTGATATACTCCGAGAAACTTATTAATAGCAAGAACCCACCAATCGTCCGGGGACTCATAGGTGCGCATCTCTCAACAGAGTTTGGTGTGCGGCCCGCTATTGCTGATATAGTTTCGACTCTTGACGCTCACTCTAAAGTGAACGACAGGCTTCGCTATCTTGATCAGCATAAAGGGCAATACGTTCCCGTTAGAGTTAAAACTGTACGCAAGTACAGTTTACCTGATATCGATCCTCCCGACCCCTTTGCCTCACAGATTTATACTCAGATGATCTCGAAAGAGACCATAGGATGTATATCTGCTATGGGTAGAGTTCGTGAGGATCTTAACGAAGCAGATAAGTATAGGGCTTACGCTGAGTACTTCGGTCTTAATAAGATCGTAGGTACCGCGTGGGAACTTATACCTTTTAGCTTCGTTGTCGATTGGTTTACCAACGCTCAGGAGCGGATTAACGATTTAACTCGTTTCCGTCTGGGCGAAGGGCCATTCGTAGGATTAGCTGGACTATCGGCTAGCCTCAAGCATCAGATAATCACCGCGGCATTTAAAACGCCGGGATGGGAATCTTCGCTTGGACGCTACCTTGTAGCTCCGTCTGATCCATTCGCTTTTTCCTATTGTAGGCAAAGCGATTATACCAGGTACCTAACTATTCCAGACACGTCAGGTGTTGTTGATTTCTCAGCACTTGGCCTCTTCCACGCATTCACTCTAGGTGAGCTTCTTTTCCAGAAGCTTCTATGATGAATGTTGAGATTGGCTTGCACACCTTTGTGCTTAATACCGTATTCTTACTAATAATAAGAAGAATACAGAACCTGGAGTTCTCAATATGTCTCTTATCGTAACTCGTTCCAATGGAACTTCCGATATTACCTTCACTCTCCAGAACACCGTCGGTCTTCAGAAAACCTACGTCAATCCGGCTGCGGGCATGGTTGAGCCCGAGCAGATTACGATGCAGGCGTTTCTTCGACCGGTTGGTGCCAAGGGGACGGATCGATACATCCTTAAAGCTCAAAAGAGCTTTGTCGAAGACACTTCGGGTAATACAATTACCTGCGGTGCTACTTTGACATTGGTGTATCCCAGAAGTACTGAAAGTGGACTCGCCACGGCCTTTTATGACCAAGTCGCGTTCCTTAAGTCGCTTCTGTCCGCTGCCAATTTGGCCGCAATCATCGCTGGGTCGTTGCCTGATGGCGACAACCACATCGATGTTTTCAATCCAGCCTAGAAGGGCTGAATTGTAATTTAATTGCGTCTTTATTGGACGTGGCAGCAGTGGTAATATTCGGATAACGATAAGTGGCACAAGAGACGAGGAGGGAACCCAATTCTATGGGAGACCTTAATACGCTCCTTGAGCGCTTAGTCGCACTCCGTAACACCATCATCGCTGATGGCGTTCGATGCGGGGTACCTTTTACAGAGAAAGACAATCAGACATTGTTTGAAAGAACAAAGTCTGAAGGTACTAGCTTTTGTCAAGTCACTCTCCCCCTATTGGGGAAAGCCTTGGACATCGGTTTAGTAAGCGGTGTATTTAAAAACATCGCCCACATTCGCTGCAAAAGGGACACATGCCTTCCGGTGTTTTGTCACTCGGTTTTCCGAGAGATATTCCATACGGATGGTATCCTCCTATCTAAGCCTAACCTTCAATCCATTTTCTTCCTACGGCAAGTCCTATTGCTTGATAGTAAACTCCTCACGGAGGTTACTTCCGAGCAGGAAGTCTTGTCATTTCAGGAATTCTGTTTTCGGCAGCGTAAACTTCGCAGAATACGCATACCGACCGGAAATCCTGTCCTCATAAGGGCATCTCTGCTCTTAGGTAGGGTTCTTGCAGATTTAGATTTAACTGATATCCAACCGGGTCATGGACCTGGGGGGGTAGCAGATCGTCTAAATAAGTTTGAACGATGGCGATTCAAGACTTGGCCCAAAAAGGCCGAGCGTTGGTATCGTCATGAAGAATATGGGTCTCTAAACTCCAGAAGTCGTTCTGAACTTACCCCACCGATTTTCTTGGATAAAACCGAGACTCGGTGTTGTTTAGTTCCGAAAGACTTCAAGGGCCCTCGGCTGATCTCTGCTGAACCTACTGTTAATCAGTATCTCCAGCAGGGTCAAATGAAGAAGATTATGAGCTATGTCGACAACCACGCTTTGCTAAGCAAATCTATAAAGTTAAGGGATCAAACCTTTAACCAAGAGATGTGCAGGCGTGCGTGGAAAGATGGTCTCGTTACATTGGATTTATCCAATGCTTCGGACAATCTGTCTGCTACGTTGGTATGGCACCTTCTTTCGAAAGTTCCACGCCTTCGTAGTCAACTGTTTTGCACTAGGTCTGATATGATAAAACATAACGAACTTAGTGAGAAAATAGTGGCGTTTGCTCCTATGGGATCCGCAGTTTGCTTTCCCATAGAGACGTTGGTGTTTTGGGCCCTAACAATGGCCTCGTGCACCTTCGTCACTTCATTCCAAAGAACTTATACGTCTAATCGGCATATAAGTGACTGGACCGAGACAGAGATTGCATCATCGATCGCCGTATTCGGGGACGATATTATCGTTCCTGATTACGCCTTCGATACACTAAGAGGCACACTAGTATCTGTAGGATGTGAGGTTAACGAGTCTAAGACTTGTTACCGAACGCCCTTCAGGGAATCATGTGGTTCCGAGTGGATGTTTGACACCGATATTACAATAACACGTAACAAAGGATATCAATATGATGCAACGAAGAAACTCAGCGACTACCCTGGACTTCTCGACCTCCAAAGGAAATTCTTCCTTGGGGGTCTTGCGAGTTCAGCTGCACTTTGTTTGGACTGGGCGAGAGAAATCTTTCCAGTCGCAACAATCGGAGTTTCGAAAATCCCTCGTATCACTACCCTCTTTGCTAGCGGACCGTATGGTCAGTATAGCAGGAGCGCAGTCAGCGAAGGACTTCGATGGGAATTTGGTCTGGTTGGTGAACGGACCAGTGGTGAGTATGGACGTTATGTCTTTTCTCACCGCTTGGAACGCTCTTCACGAGAACGAATTCCCTTTGATACGTATCCGGCTGCTCTCGGGTGGTATACTTCACTGGATAGTGGAGTTCCCACTCGATGGAACCGATCGTATCACTGTTCCGAGTACAGACTCCCTTGTGTCTTTCAACGCACAAGTGAGTGGTCCCAGACAAGCAGTGACGAGTTCGAAAGGATCTTGGAAAAATATTCCAAAATCCCTCATCAGCTCGTCCCAGATATTCAAAAGCAAATAAAAGCTGATGGATATGCGCGCCTTCTAGCGCGTCTTGCTGGGGATTCTGTTGATAGGATTGCCATCCGCTACCTCACGGTGAAAATGGCATGGTCGAATATAGATTTGTTCTCATAAGAAATCTTATGATATCATGGACTTTCATCCATAACTGAATCTATAATCGCAGGGGACAG